CGCGATCTATGTACTTCAAAGTCACCTCTGGCGTCAGCTTGACGGCCACCCGCGAGTTGACGATTGCGCCCAACACCGTATCGCGCGTGATGTACATTGAAAACGCTACGTCTGGCTCTCAGTCGATTACGATCAAGCAGGGCTCTGGCGGCACGGTAACAATAGCCAACGGCAATGCCGCGATTGTTTATCTGGATGGTGCAGGCGCTACGGCCGCAGTTGTTGACGCGAATACGTCTCTGGCGGCGACCAAGGTGGATGCGACCACTCTGGCCATTGGTGGAACAGATGTCACATCCACCGCCGCAGAACTCAACATTCTGGACGGCGTGACCTCTACTGCCGCCGAATTGAATCTTGTTGACGGGTCCAGTGCGGGCACGATTGTCAACTCCAAGGCCGTGATTTACGGCGCGTCTGGCGAGGTAAATGGCACGACGCTTCAGATCGCGGGCTCTTCGATTACCTCAACTGCCGCAGAGCTTAATCTGCTAGATGGCTCCTCTGCGGGGACCGTTGTTAATTCAAAGGCGGTAATTTACGGCGCGTCAGGGGAAGTAAACGCCACAGACCTCAAGGTCGGCACGGCTATTCAAGACACCAACGGTGCCGAGTTAATTAAAGTTTCTGCAACCGGCTCAGCGGTAAATGAAGTCACTGTTGCGAATGCGGCAACTGGGAGTAATCCAACGCTGTCCGCGACAGGCGACGATACGAATGTCGGCATTGACGTGACTCCAAAAGGCACGGGCGAGTTCAATGTCACATCTAGCTTTTTTACGGGCATATTTTCAGATAAGGTCAGCGCGCTTGGTAATACAGGCACCGCAAAGACGCTAGATGCGTCTACCGCCCAAGTTTTTACGGCAACATTGACCGACAATGTGACATTTACGGTTTCTGGCGAGAATGGTGTTTCTAATCGCGCGTCATCTTTCACTCTTATTTTGACAAATGACGCGACAGCCAGCAGGACTGTGGCACTGACTGGAGGCACATTCAGGTATCCCGGCGGCTCAGTCAGCCGAACAACCGACGCCAATGCCACCGACATTTGGTTTTTTATGTCGCCAGATAACGGCACAACTTGGTATGTGACCATACCAATGAAAGATATGTCTTAATTTAAACGCCTGAATAGGAGACACTGGTATGGCGCTTACAGACGAGCAGAACAACACTATTGAATTTGAAACGGCTAGGGAAACCGCTAGACAGGGTGTAACTAATCCCGAATTTACAAAACAAAGGAAAATGGAAGCGTTGAGAATGGCGCAGGCGGTCATTAATGAAAACAGAAGGTTGAAGTCTGCCTCTGAAGTTTCAGACGTGTCTGCTTCTGATTTGACGACTTTAGCGGATACACTGATAACTTATATCGACAGCTAAAGAATATGCAGGGGTATGCTTATTTTCCTACTGTCATATACAGAGAAGAGTTTCCAGAATTCATCAAAGAATCTTTAGCGGTGGCTGAAGATTCTTACTTTTCTGCAGACCAAGAAAATGAGTTGTCTCACCAAATCATACAAACGGGGGATGTGTCTTCTGACCCAAGGTTAGCTGGTTTAACTAGCCGGATAATAGAAGAGTCAACAAGTATTATTGACTCACAAGGTTATGCTTTAACTGGAGCTACTGTTTTCATTGCAGATTTATGGGCGCAAAAATTTGGGTACTTAGCAAACAATCTACAACACGTTCACTCAAACAGAGTTCTCTCTGGGTTTTATTTTTTAACAGTCCCAAAAAACAGCGGACATCCCCTTTTTTGTGACCCAAGACAGGGGAAACTCATGTCTGATTTGCCGTTGAAATCTAATGAAAAAGTCGACATAGCTACGCCAGACATCGCTTTTGATAATATAGTGAACGGCACAATGTTGATATTTAATTCATGGCTTCCACATTTAATCAGTTCTCACCGTAGTTACGACCCTTTGAAATTTATCCATTTTAATGTTGGGGTTAAATGACAAATGCAGTATTTAATCCCTGCAAATACTCCCGAAACCCCACGTTTTTGCACTTGGATAGATGCTTTCTCAGACCAAGAATTAGATTATTTCCAAGATTTTGCGCGTAGTGCTCAACAAGCAGGTTGTGTAAACGGTGGGTTATGCAACCCATTGGTAGATAATGAGGTCCGGCGTTCTAGGATTGTATGGGGGCATAATGATCCTGAGCACGAATGGGTATTTGAAAGGCTTAGTCATGTTGTGTCAAAAGTAAATGCACAAAATTATAATTTTGACATAACAGGATTTGAAGAAGCTCTTCAATTCACCAATTATTTGAGTGAAGACAACGGCACGTATGATTGGCATCAAGATTGTGGTGGTGCGGGGTTGGTCCGTAAACTTTCTTTAATTCTACAGCTTTCCGACCCTGAAACTTACTCGGGTGGGGATATTGAGATAATGACCAGCAAACAACCGAACAAAGTTGAAAGAAAACGCGGTTTAATAGTCGTTTTTCCTTCTTGGGTGGTCCATAGGGTCACGCCAGTAACTCAGGGAAGTAGACAAAGCCTAGTGAGTTGGATATCAGGGCCAAGGTTTAGATGAAAAGCAACGCAAAAATAAATCACCAAGATTTTATCGGCACATACGAAGGTGTTTACCCAGATGGGTTTTGTGAGCATTTGGTTGAAAGTTTTAAGCATCATAAAGAATGTGGCGTCGGGGGTAGCAGGCGCAAATTAGAAAATTGCAACACCTTGCAGAAAGACGATTACGCAATTTTTTATGACATAAGAAGCCAAAAGATTTTACCTTTTCAAGGTGAAGACCCATATATGATTTATTGGGATGGGTTACAGCAAGCGTTTGATATGTACAAAGAGGCTTATCCTATATTAGAAAATATTCCAATCAAAGGGAGCGAAATAAAGATGCAAGAAATTTCCTCTGGTGGGGGTTATCATATTTGGCATTGTGAAAACACTGGTGGTAAAGACATATCTAGATGCTTGGTATATTTAACTTATCTAAATACAATACCCGAAGAAGCGAATGGGGAAACGGAATTTTTGTACCAACAAAAAAGAGAGAGGCCTGTTGAAAATAAAATGATTATTTGGCCTGCTCAGTTTACACATCCGCACAGGGGAAACCCTGTCTTTGGAGATCACACTAAGTACATTGCTACGGGCTGGTTCCATTACGAATCTTAGGAGCTAAATAGTCATGCCGATAGGGTCAGGAAAATCAGGTTTGATGGGCGGTATTTCTATTGAAGGAGATTCCGTTACGTTTAACACTACTCAATTTTGGACAGTACCTGCTGGACTTTCTGTGGTAAATGGGACAGGTAAAGGCGGTGCAGGTAACAGTGGTGGCACAGGTAACTCCGGTAATCCCGGGCTCGGCGGAGCAGGCGGTTTAGGTAGTGATGTGGCAGTAAATGCTTCTTGTCCTGTAAGTAGTAGTGGTGGTGGCAGAGGGTACAATATTAACGGGGGTTTCGGAAGTTCCGGCAATCCCGGAAATACTGGAACGGCTGGAAACACCGGAAGCTCTGCTTATGTTAGCGGTATCCCCGGATTAACTTTTCCCGGAGGGGCTGGCGGCAATGGTGGCGCTGGTGGTAATGGCGGTAACAGAGGCAACAACGGTGATAGTGCCGCAAGATTCAACTATGGCTGTCCTCCTAATCCATCACCCTTTCCCGGAGGTGGTGGTGGTAATCCTTCAGGTGGTGATGGTGGTCCGGGATGTAATACATATAGTCCTGTCTATGGTTTTTGGAGACGCGGTGGCGGGGGCGGTGGTGCTGGAGAAACTAACTCTGGAGCTAACGGAGGCGTAGAAGGTGATGGCCCCGCGGCAGGAGGCAATCCGGGAGGCGGAGCGGGTGGAAGTGCGACAGTTAGTCCATCGACTTCTCCCGGACTTGCAGGCGGTAGTGCAAATGCGCCACGCGCGGGTGGTGGCGGTGGCAGTGGTGGAAAATGGTCTAACGCCGCCGCTGGCGGAGGCGGAGGCGGTGGTGGTAGAGGATTCCTCGGGAATGCAGGAAGTGCAGGAAATGCGGGTAGCGCGGCAAACCCCAGCACCGTTAACTGCATTCCTGTGACAGCAGGCAGTCCACATCAAGTTGTTGTCCCTACTGGTGGTCAAGTAGTAATTTCATGGTGTCCACAATGAAACAACTGAAAAAGCTATTTACGGAAAAAGAGTATCAAGAAGAGGTAAAGTCTAGGCGTAGGCTGGCGATTTTAGAAGAAACAGAATTTGATCGAAACCACAGAGCTTCAAGCATAGCAACTGGTTCTGCTGGCGGTGGGAGTGTAGAGCTTACTTTGCGGTCAGTTTCTGGGAACTTTATTCATAATATCATGCAACCAGTTGAAGCCATAGAACTTATCCACGCTCTTAGCGCAACAGTGGGCTGTCATGTACAACTTCAACCAAGAGACGATTTTGCAAGTTGGAGAGATTGGCGAGTGTCCCAAGCAGAAAAACAACACTTAAATGGGCATCCGCCTTTTTGTAGTGATTTAGCTTTGAACAAAGACCAAGGCACACAAAACTTTGACCAGATTACTTCTGAAAAATTAAAAGATTTAAATGCCAGCCAAGAAGCGTATGTTTATGTAAATGGCGGAGCTCAAAATACAACTTTTGACGGAGAATCAGATCGTGTGGAAGTTGAAAAAAATATCAACGGATGAAACCTTATCCGGCCCTGCACCTCTCCCAGAAAACTGGGGGCCTATTTTTGGTTTATCGGGGATTACAGACCGTCTTCAAGATCTTTCTTGGCTCGGCGATAAATATTCGGACATGGGGTGGTTTGAGCTTACGGAAGAAGAGATAGCTTTGTTCACCGCTCAACAATTGCTAGAAGAGTGTGAGGGGATTTTAGAAAACGACACACTTACAGTAGAACAAAAATCTAAGTGGATTTCCTATATCCACGCTTTAGAAAACGCTAAAACTCTTGCAGGATTCCCGTCCAAAGTTGTGTGGCCTGTCAAACCAGAATGAAAATAAATGAAAAACCTATTCTCATCGTTGGGGGCGGGACAGCAGGTTGGTTGTCTGCTTTGTTTGCAAAAAAGCACTACCCAGATTCCCCCGTGGTCTGTGTTGCTAGTGAAAAAATAGGCATACTCGGCGCAGGAGAAGGAACGACCCCCAGCTTTTTGACCGCTTTGAGACACTTAAACATTTGTATGAAAACATTTGTTGAAGAATGTGACGTTACTGTAAAAACAGGAATTATTTTCGAGAACTGGAGAGGGGATCAAAGCAGTTATACCCATTCGTTTTACATAAACAGTTGCAGTGAAAAAGAACTGCCGGTCGGGGTAAGGTCTTCTTTATTGGCCGAAGATGATGGTTATGATCGAGTTACTCTGGGAACAAGATTGAATAACACAAAAAGAGTTCCGTCTATATACGACCCAGAACAAGAAATGGCTGTTCATTTTAACGCAAATAAAGTAGCTCAATACTTTAAAAAAGTTGCTTTAAATCGAGGTGTCGAATTTATAGACGATGAGGTAATTGATATTGAGCTTGGTGATAATCAGGCTGTTGAGAAAGTTTCTTTGTCTTCGCACGACCCTATTCACCCTTGTTTTGTTTTTGATTGTTCTGGGTTTGCTAGATTGTTCATTGGCAAGAAATACAAAACAGAATGGTGCGATTACACATCCGAGCTTACTACAGATTCCGCAATACCGTTCTTTGTAGAACACGACAACGATGTTACCCCTGCAACCAGAGCAATTGCCATGAAACACGGGTGGGCTTGGGTGATACCCGTCAAAGACCGATATGGCTGTGGGTATGTTTTTGATTCTAAAAAGACTTCAGAAAAAAATGTGTTGACCGAAATTAAGGAAGTTTTTGGGGTCGAGCTAAAAGAGCACAAAAAATTTAATTTCAAAGCAGGTGTTTTTAAGGAGATACTTAAAAACAATGTCCTTGCCGTTGGGTTGTCCTCTGGTTTTATTGAGCCGCTAGAGGCCACATCTCTCTGGGTAACAACAACTGCTCTGCAAACCTTTTTTGATTCAGATGGAATTAACAATAAATCTAAATTTTTTGCCGACAAATTTAATGATTACATCTTTAACTTTAACGCAGAAATAAAAGATTTTGTTTGGGCGCATTACGTTTCTGATAGAAATGACACAGACTTTTGGAAACAATTTGAAAACTTAGAGCAAAATAAAAATGTCTCTGGGCTTCGAGATTCTCTTAACTACAACATAAACGGATCGTATGTTAATTCAAAAACGGACGCTTTTGGTTCTTATTCTTGGTCTTGCGTTTTTTCAGGACTTCAACAATTAGATAAAAAGATGCTGGGTATCAGAGCGTCAGGTTCCGAGCGGGTAAAAGATGAATGTGTGTCAGATTTAATGAGAAGTCAAAATAAATTTATTTTTGACAAAACTTTTTCCCACAAAGACTTTATTGAGCTAAAACACCAGAATATTTAATGAAAGATAAACACTATGAAATCAAAGAGTTTTTATCCTTAGATTTAGTTGAGATTCTACAAAGGTACTCTGAGCATAGAATATTGTCACAAGAGTGGTTGCCAGAAAATTTCTGCAATACGTCCACTTTTAAAAAATACGGTGACCCACTAATCGAAAGTATCTTAGCCCATAAATGTTCTCAGGTAGAAAAAGTCGTTGAAGCAAAGCTACACCCTACTTATTCTTATTTTAGGTTGTATAAAGGCGGCGATAAAATGCCGATTCACATAGATAGACCTAGTTGTGAAGTAAGTGTAACTATCAACATAGCCAACTTTGGGGAGACTAAAAACCCGTTTTGTTACGAAAACGAGAAAGGGGAGGTCATTGAGGTTTATCAAAATCCGGGCGACGCTTTTGTATACTTAGGGAAAGAGGTGCCTCACGGTAGATACCCCCACTCTGAAAATCAAGTAACCCTTCAATGTATGCTCCACTATGTGAAACAAAACGGTGAACATTCTGATTTGAAATTTGATGCTCGACCTAGCTTGGGAATGCTTTTAAACACAAGATCAGAAGAAATTGAAAAAGAAATATCGTATTAGATTTAACAAATCTAAAGGTAGTCCCGGAAGAGGCACTTGCGACCATGCGTGGAGAGTTCTGAGCGATGACGGTGAACTTTTGGCTAAAGATGTTTTTATAAAAGTAAACTCACAAAGTGAGCAAGAAGGCCCAGACTGGAATATTGTGTGTTGGGGGACATTGCTACTGATAGATGAGACAGATACAGTAGTTATTGTCTAGCCTAAAATAAGAAACACGGCGGTCACCCTGCTTGGTGATGGAGAGTTCACAGGTGGCGGCTTTTCATCAACTTAAAAGAGTAGCGTCAAATATTTGTCAGTTGTTTATCTGTACCTTGTCTTAGATACTTATATTTACACATGGGCGATAGGTAGCAGAACCCGCCTTCAAAGTTACAGGATGTGCGTCTACAAGGAGATTGAGGGAGACCCCGAGAAGACGTGGACTTTTTATTTGGATTATCAGACAGGGAGATGTGATCCGTATGTAATACATAAGGTGTCTGATGATCGATCCAATCTCCGCCGTGGCGGCCGCTAGTCAAGCATATGCTGGCGTGCGCGCATTCATCGAGGCAGGCAAAAGCATCGAAGACACCTTCCAAGTTGTGGCCAGATGGCAGGGCCACGCATCTGATGTGCTGTACGCTAGTCAGCGCCATAAAAAAAGAACCAACCCCCTCAAAAAAATTGTTTTTGCTGGATCTGTAGAAGCAGAAGCGGCCCAGATGTTTGCGGCCAAAAAACGCATTGAAACCCAGCGCAAAGAATTAATTACCCTGTTGCAGTACGCCTACGGTAATGAAGGAGTCGCCGAGTACCGACAGTGCATTAAAGAGGTAACAGAGCAGAGACAGCGCGAGGTATATGCTCAGCAGGAAGCCAAGGACAATTTAATCAAGTCTTTTTGGATTATTGTGCTTTTGGGCGTTGCTGTAGGCATTATTAGCTTTATTGTAAACGCAGTGACAAGTAGGGGGACGTGATGTGTAGCGACAGAATGGAAGCCCTTTTGGTGGGCGCGGCGATCTCCACAGGGCTCCTTGTGGTGGTTTTGACGGGCTTGATTTGTGGAGCGATTGCTTGGATTATCTAGGGCCACACTGATAACATTGTCAATGATTCGGCGGGGTGTCGTGGTTAAAATGGATGACGGTATGAAGCAAGTTGTAGACACGGTTTCTGTAGCAACCGCAGTGGGCACTGTCGCGGCCGTTTTGCCGCCTTTGGCCGCGCTCTTTACGATTGTTTGGACCCTGATCAGAATCTGGGAAACCGACACCGTGCAACACCTTTTCCAGAAAAAACGGAAACGGGACGCAAAAGGCCGGTTTTTGCCCGAGGATGATGACTGATGCTTGACGCATTGATCGGCCCCGTTACGGGGCTTCTCGACAAGTTTATCCCTGACGCGGATGAGCGTAATCGTTTGGCCCACGAGATCGCCACCATGTCGGAGCGGCACGCTCACGAACTGGCGAAAGGTCAAATTGAGATAAATAAGGCCGAAGCAACGCACAAATCGATCTTTGTGGCGGGCTGGCGGCCCGCAACGGGCTGGTGCTGTTCAATCGCCCTTTTTTGGCATTTCGTTTTACAGCCATTGGCTACGTTTGTAATTGCCTATACAGGTATGGAAACGCCTCCGTTGCCCGCATTTGACATGGACAGCCTGTTGACAGTGCTCCTCGGAATGTTGGGCCTTGGGGGTTTACGCACGGCAGAAAAAATGAAAGGCGTTTCGAGAGAGAAATGATCACTCCCGACACATTAGACCGCTGGCGCATTCTGCCTCGGTTCGTCATGTTCGTAATGATCGTGATGACTTATCGAGTGGTCGAATGGTTCATGGATTTGTCTGACCCCAATCCAGAACAAGCGGCCTTGGTCAGTGTGATGACGGGGGCCCTTACCGGCGCTTTCGGGCTTTTTCTGGGGTCTGGCAAGAAAGAATAATGCACACCTCACAGGAAGGTATTGATCTCATCAAGCATTTTGAGGGCTGTGAGACAAAAGCCTATCAATGTAGCGCTGACGTATGGACTATTGGCTATGGCCATACTTTCTGCGTCAAGGAAGGCGACAAAATCACCGAAGAAGAGGCCGAGGCCCTTTTGAAAGAGGATCTTTGCGACTTCGAAGAGCACGTTGACCGGCTTGTCACAGTCAGTCTAAATCAAGATCAATTTGATGCTTTGGTGTCTTGGACGTTTAACCTCGGTCCCACCAATCTCAAAGAAAGCACCCTGCTCCGTAAGCTCAATGAGGGCCATTATGATGATGTGCCCGCAGAAATGGCGCGCTGGAATCGCGCTGGCGGAGAAGTTCTTGAGGGGCTAAAGCGCCGCCGCAAGGCCGAGGGATTGCTCTGGCAGGGGCTAGAGTGGCGAGATGCCTAACGTAGCGCTCAAAGACTTCGAAATACTATCTGAACAAGAGCAACAGGAAGCGCTTGCTCTGCTCGACAGATACAAAAGGATCGAAAAACAAGAAGTTTGCCAAAAAGACTTTATTAAATTTGTGAAAAGTCAGTGGCCCGACTTTGTAGAGGGCAGACATCACCGGATTATTGGCGAAAAATTCAATCGCATCGCGCAAGGCAAGCTCAAAAGGCTGATTGTTTGCCTTCCCCCCCGCCACACCAAGTCTGAATTTGCCTCCACCTTCTTCCCAGCATGGATGATGGGGCTTAGAGGCGACCTCAAAATCATTCAGACCACCCACACTGCCGAATTGGCAGTCAGATTCGGCCGCAGGGTGCGAAATATCATCGATTCGGAGGAATATCAGACGGTTTTCCCCGAGCTAAAACTGCAAGCCGACAACAAATCAGCGGGCAGATGGACTACCAATAAGGGTGGCGAATCGTTTTATGCAGGCGTCGGCGGTGCCATCACGGGTCGCGGTGCGGACTTGCTGATAATTGACGATCCCGTGTCGGAACAGGACGCGCTGAGCCCTACCGCCATGGATTCGGTATACGAATGGTACACGTCTGGCCCTCGTCAGCGTCTCCAGCCGGGCGGTATTATCGTCATAGTGATGACTCGGTGGAGCACGAAAGACCTCGTTGGCCGAGTTTTGAAAAAGCAGGGCGATGATTACGCGGATCAGTGGGAATTAGTGGAGTTTCCCGCCATCATGCCCGACTCAGACGCCCCTCTTTGGCCAGAATTTTGGAAAAAAGAGGAGCTTTTGTCTGTTAAGGCATCACTGCCGCTGTCAAAGTGGAACGCGCAGTGGATGCAGGATCCCACCGCCGAAGAGGGCTCGATTGTAAAGCGAGACTGGTGGCGAAGGTGGGAAGAAGGCTATGTTCCAGAATACAGCTATGTCATACAGAGCTATGACACGGCATTTTCCAAGAAAGAAACGGCTGACTATTCCGCTATCACCACTTGGGCCGTGTTTCAGCCTCAAGATGGCGACCCCGAGCAAATCATTTTGCTGGATGCCAAGCGTGTACGGGCAGATTTCCCAGAACTAAAGAAATTGGCTTGGGAAGAATATAAATATTGGGAGCCAGACTGCGTGCTTATCGAGGCAAAAGCCAGCGGCACCCCTTTGACGCAGGAACTGCGCCGCGTTGGCATTCCGGTAACTGCCTATACACCGAGCAGGGGGCAGGATAAGATTGCCAGAATGAACTCTGTTGCCCCAATTTTCGAGTCAGGCATGGTTTGGGCACCAGATGAAAGTTTTGCCGAAGAAGTCATTGAGGAAATGGCCGCTTTTCCTTATGGCGACCATGATGACTTCTGCGATTCGGCCACAATGGCGCTCATGCGCTTCCGACAGGGCGGCTTTTTGTCGTTAGGTGATGACTACGACAGGGAGATTCATCCGATGAAGCGGGATAGAAGGGTTTATTACTGATGGCGATTGAAAAGCGAGAGTTAGGAACAGACACCAACCCCGATGTCATACCCCTCGGCCGCGCGATGGAGGTTATCCCAGAGCCCAGCCGTCAAGACTTAGTTCGCGAAGCGGCACAAATCTTGGTAACAGAGGACGGCATTTTTGTTGATGACGAAATTGACGCCCCGCCAGAGGGGCCGCCCGCAATACCTTTTGACGCGAATCTTGTCGACTTTGTAGACGATACTGACCTGATGATTTTGGCAAAAGAAACGATTGCCAACATCGAAAATGACAAAGAAAGCCGCGCCGATTGGGAAAAAACCTATGTCGACGGGTTGAAGTATCTGGGCATGAAGTTTGACGAGATGAGAAGCTCGCCATTTCAAGGCTCATCTGGCGTTATCCACCCGATTCTTGCCGAAGCCGTCACTCAGTTCCAAGCGCAGGCTTACAAGGAAATGTTGCCCGCGAAAGGCCCTGTCAAAACGGAAATAGTGGGCGCTCGAACCCCCGAAGCGGAGGCTCAAGCCTCTCGTGTCGAAGAGTTTATGAATTTCTACATCCTCAATGTGATGCAGGAGTTTGATCCCGAGCTAGATATGTTGCTGTTTTATCTGCCACTCGCAGGAACCGCATTCAAAAAGGTGTATTACGACACGGCAGTAAGCAGGGCCATGTCAAAGTTTATTGAGCCGCAAGACTTGGTGGTGCCCTACGAGTCTTCTGATCTGACAACAGCAGAACGGGTCACTCATGTGCTGAGAATGTCGCCTAACGAGATTCGAAAGCAACAGCTAAATGGATTTTACGCAGATGTAAATATCAAGAGCGGCAGTTACGTCCCAAATCGCGATGAAATCGAAGAGGAAATTGACTCGATTGAGGGATTGGGGCCCAACGGGATGAACGAGCGCGATCATCTTGTGTATGAGGTGCATACGGTGCTCGATCTCGTCGGGTTTGAGGATCTGGGCGCAAATGGAGAGCCCACGGGCCTCAAATTGCCTTATATCGTTACGATTGACGAGCGCAGTCAGAAAGTTTTGTCGATCAGACGAAATTATCTCGAATCTGACCCGCTTAAAACAAAAATTAACTATTTTGTGCAGTACAAGTTTTTGCCGGGTCTTGGATTTTACGGTCTGGGCCTAAGCCACATGATTGGCGGGCTTGCCAAAGCCTCTACGTCGATCCTGAGACAGCTTATCGATGCGGGCACCTTGGCCAATCTACCTGCTGGATTTAAAGCCCGTGGAATGCGGATTAGGGACGAAGACGAGCCTCTACAGCCCGGTGAGTTCCGTGATATTGACACCACTGGCGGCAGTTTGCGGGAGAATTTGATACCGCTTCCGATCAAAGAGCCCAGCAACGTGCTGATGAGCCTCCTTGGCTTGCTGGTGGAGTCTGGGAAGCGATTTGCGTCGATTGCTGACATGAACGTCGGCGATATGAATCAGTCTATGCCTGTGGGCACTACCGTGGCGTTGTTGGAGCGCGGCACAAAAGTCATGTCGGCGATTCACAAACGCCTGCATTACAGTCAGCGGATTGAATTTCAGCTTTTGGCACGGGTATTTGCCGAATATCTGCCCCCTGCATACCCTTATATGACCGGCTCTGGCCCTTCAGAGATTAAGGTT